TGGTGGCATGTATAGCATGGCAGATCTTCCCATTGAGAAAATGGGAAATTATACAAGCACTGGAGCCATTATTGCTCGTGACTTGAATACCGAACTTATGGAAGTTGAAGATTCCAAAGCAGATGGTAAACCCAAAACTTATGTTGTAAAATTTTCAGATGTGGAGAACATACATGAAGTATGATGATAGACATGGCGGTCCATATGACCGAGGTGGAGCAGACAGCTACTACCGCAGAGGTTTTGATCCTCACTATTACGTTGGTGACAGTATGCAAAGTGAAAAAATCCCCGAAGCATTGATGACCAATGCTGAAATTGAAGCATACCATGCTGGTTATAAAGACAACGAAGAAGCTGGTGATTTCAAAGATTGGGGATAATCTTTTTTCAAAAAAAGACGTCTAAAAGGTTGACAATAAGACGTCTTGGTGCTATTGTATAAGAGTAAGTTAGAAAAACAGGAGTTGACAACATGGCATACATTTCCGCAGAAGACGTAAAAGCAATCCGTAACGAACTAAAAGCTACATTTCCAAAGTTCAAGTTTGGTGTAAAAAAGATGAGTGGCGGTTCAAACGGTGTTGACGTTACAGTAAAAGCTGGTCCAACAGACTTCAGCGATTGCTTTCGAGGCGATGAAGGTTATGCCCAGATCAATCATTATCATACACACATGTATGGTGATCATCAATCGTTTTTTGATGCTATTCATAAAATTATCAAAACCGCTCCTATCAAAGGAGAAGGTTATTGGAAAAACAAAGGCTGGTATGACAACAGTGATTCAATGACGGATTACTTTGACACTGCTTATTACATCAGCATGAACGTTGGTAGTTGGAACGTGCCTTACGTTCAGAAATAAGTATTACTTGGTACCTACAAAGGCGGTCCGTGCGACCACATAAGGGTAGGCTAAGTTACTAGATTGAAACAGTTGCATGCCAAGATCTAGAAGCCAAAACAAATCCACTCTTAGCTCAGTTGGATTAGAGCAACGGTCTTCTAAACCGTAGGTCACAGGTTCGAGTCCTGTAGAGTGGGCCAATTTTTGTGGGTGTGCCCGGAATCGGTTACGGGCCGGATTGCAAATCCGTGTTATGCTGGTTCGAATCCAGTCACCCACTCCAAATGCGGGTATAGTATAATGGTATTACAATCGCCTTCCAAGCCAAAGACATCGGTTCGATTCCGGTTACCCGCTCCAATACTTGCGGCATTATTTTCAATCACGGCATGCGCTCCGGCACATGCTGATATCATGCAAAGTATTACTATTCATGATGTTGGCGGATATCATACTAGATTGATGAAAGAGGGAACATATCAGAATACATTCACAAGACTCAGTGAAGTTGTTGATGCAAACACAGTAACACTGATTGATACACTGTGGATCAAACGTGCAGAAGATACAGTTGACATTGCATTTGATCCTCACGACTGGGCAATGAGTCCCACTGCCAGTGATTATCCTGTACTGGTACAAGATGCAAAAAGCAAAGGATTACAAACAGAAATAATTATTCAATTGTTCAGCACACGTGATTGGAACAAAACACTCAGTGAAAGGTCAATTGATGATACAGTATTTTGGGACAGTTATTTTGCCAGCATGGGTGAATTGATTGTCAAAAGAGCTCGTATGGCACAAGCACTTGGTGTGGAAAGACTGAGCATTGGATACAATAATGTATATGAAATTCGTGTTGCAGTTGACTATTGGCAAAAACTTGCACATGAAGTTAGACAAGTATACAAGGGTAAACTAGGTTATTATGCTGAACTTGACACCAGTGAAATGCACAGTGCATTTGATGCTACCAGTCATTATCAAGGTGAGCAAGCTCGTAAAAAGTTATTTGACCAATTTGATTACATAGGATTTATAGTGCAAGATCCTGTTGAACCTGACTTCAGTAGAAACCTCAAACGATTTGCTCGTTATGATAAAAGTGTTGTGCTTATGGTGACCACGCCTAGTGTAGTACAATCAGTGGCACACACTCGTTATATTGAACCTTGTGTACCCTGTGGCAGTATAGCACCCACAACTGAAATTGATTTACAACTACAAAAACAAGCATACCAAATTGCAATTGATGCAGTGAATCGATTTGATTTTGTACAAGGACTCAACAGTTGGGGATATCATCTAAGAGATGACCTTTTTACAACACAAGATAAAAATGACAGTCTGTACAATAAAAGTGCTAACGTCAGAGGCAAGCCTGCAGAAGATTTAATTAGCACATGGTATAAAAAATGGGACTAAATATCTTGACAAAACAAACAGGAATATTATATTATAGTAAAGCTGGTGTAGCTCAGTTGGTAGAGCAGTTGATTTGTAATCATCAGGTCCGCGGTTCGAGTCCGTGCTCCAGCACCACTATTGGGGAGCAACTATGTATAGAGTAACTGCCTTTTTCAAAGATTATAAAGTGTCGCAAAAGTTTCACGACATATATGATGCTATTGATTTCAGAGACAGTGCAGATGCTCACTATCCTAAACACGTAACATTCGAGAAGGTAAAAGATATGAGAGAATGGGTATATGACAATTGGAATGCAGTAATGGATTATGATAAGAATCCACTGAGTAACATTCCGGACCTACAAGTTAGACACCTACTCATGCAAGTACTTGCATGGATGTGGTGCATTACATTTGCATTTATTGTTGGTAGCTGGACCGTATTTGGTATCAGTGCTATCATTCACGTGGCATTGCTGGGAGCCATTGCGGTAACAGTGGGTACGTTTGAAACAGCCAAACGTAAACCAGAAATGTTCGATCTAAAAAACGGTTATCACACATTGAGTCGCACAAGACAAAACATGTGGATCAACGGAAAAAAAGTACAACTGGATGCCAATGATCCAGGTGGCGAACACGAATAAGTAAAAATAAAGGAGAATAGTATGAAAGCAGGAGACGCAATTATTGAAGCCGCAAGAAAGCAAGCAGAAGGTGAAATGGCTGTACACAAAGCCAACATCGAAGTCTACAAGACTATGCCAGCCGGTATTGGGGAACACAGTGACGTAACTGAAGCAGTTATTGCAGAGCTAGACAAAATGGCGGCGGCTTACGATCGCCTGGAAATGCTAGATAAATTTTTTACTTATTCGGCTGAAAAGCCATAATCAAATAGCCCATGTGGTGAAATTGGTAGACACGCAGGTTTTAGGTACCTGTTCTTTATAGAGTGGGGGTTCAAATCCCTCCATGGGCACCACTAATCATGAAATTAACTTTCGGACTAACAGATCAATTACAAGAAGATTTACATGGTGATCTCAAGCTAATTGAAGATGTCACGGAAAAAGAATATTGGAACTACAATCTCAAGCGTCAAGAGTTTGACAGAGAAAAAATCAGCATTGAATACGAACTGTATGATTTGCCTTGTATAAAAAATATACTTCCAATAATTCATAAACTTATACAAAAACCTCATCTAAAAATGTGTGGACTGTCACACCAACCCAATGTATGGTTACCAAATTTCAATGATACACTGTTGAGACTTGATTACATTCCCATCTTGCACACCATTCAGCAGGATGACTATGTGCCAACAATTGAGTTGCCTGACACAACTGAACAGGATTTAGACAATGTGCGCTACACCACAGAACCTGGCAAACTGTACATGCCATTGTTTCCTATATACACTCGAGACTATAGACTGGAACCAGACGGTGTAGCACTGAATCAATGGTATTTGAGCAAGTGGGACGAACAGAATGTGCCTCACTATTATCCTGATTTAGTTCGTGGTGAATTTTATTTGGATTTGAGGTTTCCTATTTCGCCTGATAAGTACAACAAGCAAACACAGTTAGAAGATCTACCCACAACTAGATACGAACAACAGTTTTTGGACCTAGGATTTACATCAGAAAGATTGTACTATGAAGTTCAAAGAAAGATCCTAATAGGCGAATGTAAAAATTACAAACAAGTGGTAAACAAACTTGGCAATAATAGATACATTACAAGGGCAACTTGGAGCATAGAATGAAACTACAAATTGGATTTAGCGACGAAATAGATGATCAGCAACAGACTGGCATGGAACTGCACATCAATAAAGAAGATGGGCACCGCAGTTGGGAATATAATTTGTATGCCAACAGTGAACCCAAAGCCACTATAACATGGACCATGTTGGACAAACCTTGTGTGAGTGCATATTTGCAAACAATTAAGAATTTACAACAAGGACCATACTTGAATTTTATTAGATGCAACAAACATCCATTCAAATTGATTCCTAATTTACACAATTATCTAATCAAAAATGATACAATTGGATTGTTGGATCCTGATATTGAACTACAAGAATATGTGGAAGCAGACTTTGACAACACTTGGGGCAGAGACTTTGGACAGTTGTATTTGGAAACCAAAGACGTTGATCAAAATCTAAGATTGAATGACGAAAGCACACATATTTTCCAAGCATATCGCAATCCTGATGCCACAAGTATTGATAAAATTGTACCAAGAGACAAATTGTATGTGAGTCCTTTTCTAAATATTGACATGGTATTGAACACACAATCAAGAAACGTTCGCAATGAAGATGAAACAAGATGGTTACAAGCTAACCAAACTGAACTTGAAAGTCGAGGGTTCGACATTCAATCACAAAACTGTTGGTTTGACAAGCATATCAAGATAGGTGAACTTGATGCAACAAAACCAGAGTTGAATAAAACAATAGAGCAATACAATTACATTGTAAGCATGGAGTGGATAGATGACTGATTATTACAATCGTTTTGAACGGGATAACAAACTGGCTGTGATTAGTTTTGTAGATGATGAATATCTAATGTGCAGTTTTTTTGAAGACGAAAAAGTTGTTGGTAGAATAGAATATCCCAACAAAAGTCGCAGTTACGTAGTTGATGCCGCACAAAATTGGCTCAACGGAGTAATGACCAAAGAAACTGTGAGAAAATACACAAAACAGGTTGACTTATTTTCTGTATAGTTTATTATAATTATTAATTAGGACGGGTGGCTGAGTGGACGAAAGCGGCACCCTGCTAAGGTGTTGAGGGGGCAACTCCTCCCAGGGTTCGAATCCCTGTCCGTCCGCCACATGTATCGGTGTAGTGATAATGGTAGCACAGCAGTCTCCAAAACTGAAAGCGGGGGTTCGATTCCTCCCACCGGTGCCAAACAAGGAGAGAGCAAATGGCACTAGTACTAGCAATCACTGCCGCTTTGTTCGCATACGATAACAAGGAGTTCTTGGAAACTGTTGAAGCCCAACGTGCGGATGGTTTTACTTGGCAACAAATCAAATGTAGGGAAGTAGACCCAACGTTGCCAGCTATAACTATCACAACTCCAACTGGAAAAGAATTAGTATGCAACAAGCTAGTGAACTAACAACTTGGGAAGCTGAGGAAATCCTCATGGAGAACCTCAGTGTTTCCAAACCCCGATTCAAATGGTACACACCGTTTGTGTGGTTATTCAACACACTGGTATTCATTTGGTATTTCATCTTTTCAATGTCACTTTTTTTCTTAGGTTTAGTCTTTATTATATAAAAAAAGGTTGACAATAAGACTTCTTGGTGTTATTATCTTTTTATAAGCTAAAAAACAGGAGCTCATATGTCTCGCAACAAAGCACAATACAATACTCGTCAAGTACTTGAACTGGCTATTGCAGTGGATAAAGCACAAGGCTTTATCAAAAGCGGTTTTGGTTTTTATGATCACGAAGCAGACAAACGTGTACATGACAACAAAACCTGTATCCTAAACTTCATGCAAGGCGTAGAAGGTGCAGAAGAATTTACAATCACCAAAGACTGTACTGTGCAAGCTGATAAGATTGTAGATGAGTTCCGTCATGAATTGGTTGCCAAAAAGATGATGGGCAACATCAATGACTTTGAACAAAATGTACTCAACAGTATCAGCAGTGATGTTGTAGATGGATTTGGTGTTGCAGTACTTGCAAGTTTGCCCAACAGTTTTCGTGTGTTGGAAAAGCGACAAGGACTGGATGAGTTTTTTGACCAGCACCGCAAGTCAAGTGAGTTTGTTGGCAAGATTGGCGAACGCATGCGCTTTCCTGTTCATGTACAAGATGTCAAGTTTATTGCCAAGTATGCAATTCATTTGGTGACCTGCTTGGACAAACACGGCAACATTGTAAAATTCTTTTTCAATCGTGAGCCTGATATCCAAGGTATTTTGGAAGGCAAGGACGTGATTCTTACTGGTAAAGTCAAGACGCATGACGTGAGTAAATTCAGTAATTGTAAAGAAACTGTGTTCAATTATGTGAAAATTGAGCAATAAAAAGGTTGACAGCATAAACAAAGATGCTATTATTATAATATAGGTTGTAACAAATAGGAGTGAGAAACTATGCAGACAGCAACTGAAGTTCGTATCGCAAATGGTACATACAGAAACTTAGACGTAAAGGACGTTGTGTTTCCTTTAGTAAAAGATTACAAAGAAGGTAAAACAGGTAACTTTATCACTGTTGATGGCAGTGCAGTGCCTGGCTTCCCGGATCGATCCATTCGTATCAAGGTAGTTGACAAAAGTGAATTTGACTACATGGCTGAGGGAGAGAATGTTGTTTCAGGCCAAGCCGCCCAACCTGAAACAGATGAGCAAGTCATCGAACGGTTACGGGAGCGATTTGAGATCCTTGAGGACATGACATATGCATCATGTGATGGGGTCGTCCGCGGCATGGTAGTTACTGGACCTCCGGGTGTTGGTAAATCGTTTGGAGTTGAGAAAGTTCTCAAAGAAGCTGGCATTATGAAAAAACTTAGTAATGATGCACTGCGAAGGTTTGGTGTAGAAAAAGGCGCCGCCAGTCCAATTGGTTTGTTCCAGTTACTTTATGATTACAGTGCCTCTGGTAGTGTGTTGGTACTAGACGACTGTGATAGTGTACTGTACGACGAGACAAGTTTGAACTTGCTCAAGGCGGCACTGGACAGTAGTCCCAAGCGAACACTGAGCTGGCGTTCAGAAAGCAGGGCACTTGCTAACAATGGTGTTCCGGACAGTTTTGAATTCAAAGGTTCGATCATCTTTATTACTAACCTCAAGTTTGATAAAACACGAGGCAAGCTGAAAGACCACTTAGATGCGATTATGTCCAGGTGTCACTATTTGGATCTTACATTGGATACAATGCGAGATAAGTTTCTAAGGTGTAAACAAATAGTTGGTGATGGTATGTTGAGTACCTACAAGTTCTCAAAAGAAGATGAGAATGAATTGATGGATTACATCTACACCAATAAGAATAGGTTGCGTGAAATGAGCTTGCGAATGGTTCTCAAGATTGCGGATCTACGTAAGATGAATGCAACTAAATGGAAAAGCTACGTGGAGTCAACTTGTATGAAACGTTGCTAACAAGTTAGGTCAATAGACCTAAAAACTAACTGGTGTACTCCTCTGTCTGCGTCACTCTCACTCACACCAGTTAGTACCTGAGGGGGCTAGTAAGACTTCTTGCTAGTCCCCTTATTTTATAAGTAGTATTGTAGTAGGAGAAATCACATGACAGAAGGTTTTTTACATGCATCAATCATTGAAGAGAGCAACAAGGGTTATACTGAATACGGGTATAGAGGTCTTGAAGAACTAAGACAAAAAGACAAGACGATCCAACAACTACAAGAACAAATATCAGAACTTCAAATACAACTGCAACGAATGGAAAATCGTTGTAATGATTTACAAGCTAAAGCAAGCATACCTCGCTATTGACAGATTATAAAAACGAGCATATAATCAAAATATGAATACAAAACTTATCCTCAAAGACGAGGTCAACTGCAAGTTTGAAGGACTTGCCTTGACTACTCGTCGCAAGTTAGAAAAGAAACTAAAGTTCTTTTTACCACATGCATATCATGTACCAGCATACAAACTTGGTAGATGGGATGGCTGTGTGGGTTACTTTACCATGGGTGGTTCAACATTTATAAATTGCTTGCCCACCATACTGCCCATATTAGATGAAGAAAATTACAGTATTGAAATTGACGATCACAGACAGCCACATGATTTCAAATGGAACCTGGTAACCGAAGAACTGTTCAGTGATAGAGTTTGGCCCAAGCGACATCCAGCTGAAGGTGAGCCAATCGTATTACGTGATTATCAAGTGGAAGTTATAAACAAGTTTTTGCAAACGCCACAGTGTTTACAGGAAATTGCAACTGGTGCAGGTAAGACATTGATTACTGCGGCACTGAGTTACATGTGTGAAGACTATGGGCGTAGCATTGTTATTGTGCCTAACAAAGATTTGGTCACTCAAACAGAAGCTGACTATATCAACTTAGGACTCGATGTAGGTGTGTACTTCGGAGATCGAAAAGAATTGGGGAGAACTCATACCATATGTACTTGGCAGAGTTTGAACGTTCTGGAAAAGAGGTTCCGTGATGGACTAGCGGACGAAGGGTTGCACCAATTCGCTGAGGGTGTCGTGTGTGTCATGGTGGACGAAGTTCACCAAGCCAAAGCAGACGTCCTAAAAAAACTGCTTACTGGAGCATTCAGCAACATTCCAATTCGTTGGGGGTTGACGGGCACGGTACCCAAGGCGGATCATGAACGCTTGAGCTTGGAAGTGAGCTTGGGAGAAGTAACTAATAGTTTGAGCGCACACGAACTGCAAGACATGGGTGTGCTAGCCAACTGTGAAGTAAACGTACTACAACTACAAGACACAGTTAGCTATGGAAACTATCAAAGTGAACTTACGTACTTGACCACAGATAAAAATAGACTGGATTACATGAGCGGACTAATCGAGCAAATGGCTAAAAGTGGCAACACATTGGTGCTGGTAGATCGTATCAGTGCAGGCGAGGGCTTGATAGAACGTTTGCAAGATGCAGTGTTTATCAGCGGATCAATGAAAAGCAAAACACGAAAAGATGAATATGACGAAGTAAGTGAAGCTGACAATAAGATTATTGTAGCAACTTATGGAGTGGCGGCTGTTGGTATCAACATTCCCAGAATATTCAACTTGGTGCTAGTTGAGCCAGGAAAAAGTTTTGTAAGAGTTATTCAGAGTATTGGTAGAGGTATTCGTAAAGCACAGGACAAGGATCATGTGCAGATATGGGATATCACGAGTAGTGCAAAATTTAGTAAGAGGCATTTGACTGAGCGAAAGAAATTTTATCGAGAAGCCAAGTACCCCTTTCATATAGAGAAAGTGGATTATAAATGACAAAAATATTGACAGTAGAGAATGAATGTTACGACTTGGACTTTGTACCAGAAGAAGTAGATGATATTAGATATTGTGTACTGGATTACAGCGATACCAAAAATGCAGATTACATTTTTGTACCATTGGTGTTTTTAGAAAGTTTCAATAGTCCTGCGGCTGTGCTAAAAATTGGAGATGGGTTTGTAAAAGTACCATTGGATTGGAGCATTATTGTGTGTGATCCAACAGTGGGAGATCCAGAAGTACTGCCAGTAACAAGTTTGAACGACAGAGGCTTCAAAGCATTTGTGTTCAATCCAATCACAGGTTTTATTCCAAGTTTTGATGAAATAGAAATTGTAAACATCTATCAAGAAGTCAAATGGTACTTTCCAAAACTAAAGTTTGGACATATACTAACAGTACCATTGGAAGACAAAGACAATCCAAAATGCGTATACTTTGTAAAAGAAGTAAACAAGATACCTGATGTACTCAGCACAGAGGATTTATGGTGAGCGGGCAACGTAGATTTCTAAAGTTTTGGGCTAGAACAGTTGGCATGCCAGTTGGACTCAATGATGAGGACAAGCCTGAATTTTTACCTATATCGCAAACAGATGTAAAACGTGCATTGGCATTTAGAACCTTCTGGATTGTCTTGCATATTGTTACATGTGGCTTTATAATAGTAGGTAACGGAAGAACACTTGGATTTTGGTAATGAGTAAACTAACAATAAAAGAAGAGATGCGAGCTATTGACCAACGTGATAGAGCGTGGTGGGATAGTTTGACTGAAGAAGAACAAAAGAAGTTGGGCATCTTTGTACTCATGCGCTATACCAGTGCAGTGCAAACAAAAAATCCAGACATTGAATATCATTACTTGGCACTTACAAATGAACTGGTAAACAAACACTACAACATACTTCGCAAAGAACCTGAACTGCAATTCAAACTGCTACAGTGTGTGGGCTTGGGTATGAATCAGTTTCATCCGTGGATCCCACCCAGCAAACAGAAAAAAGGCAAAGCAGGTAAACTGCTCAAATGGTTGCAGGAACTTTATCCAACATATAACGACGATGAATTAGAATTGTTGGTAAGTACAAACGACAAGCAAGATTTTGTTGCAGTGGCTGAAGAATTAGGTTTGGATAAAAAACAAATCAAAGAGCTGTTCAAATGACCACAGCAGAACAGTTGGTAACCGCAGTAGGAAAAGTATCATTGAAAAAAGGCACATTCACATGTGAATACTGCAAAAAGAGCTTTCAACGTGAAAGCACACTCATGGCACACAGTTGTGAAAAGAAAAGACGTTGGCAAGCAAAAGATAATCAAGATGTCTTGGTAGGCTTTACAAGTTATGATTTGTTTTATAGAATTGAAATGCAAAGCAAACCAAAAGAGTACAAGGACTTTGTGGACAGTCAATACTACACAGCCTTTGTAAAATATGGTAACTATTGTATCAACACACGAGTAATTGACCAAGAACAATTTACACGTTGGTTGATCAAAAACAAAGCCAAACTAAAAGATTGGCCCACAGACAAAATGTATTTGTTGTTTGTGCAGGCTCATTGTAAACGTGAAAGTGTAGAACGTGCATTAGAACGTTTTGTAGAACATGCAAGTACTACAGAATACTTCACAGAATTTTGGGAACGTGCCAGTGGATATCTTATTGCTGATTGGGTTGAAATGGGAAAGATAAGTCCATGGATTATACTCAGCAGTAAGCGAGCGCAAAATGCGCTAGGAAACATGCCAGAAGATTGTTTTGGCAGAATAGCTAATAGTATCGATGCAGATCATTGGGGTAAAAAAACAAAACTCAATCCGCATGATGCTCAATTTGTACAGGAGATGATAGATGGGACTACCTGATATTGACATTGACTTTGCTGATAGACAGCAAGCACTAGAGTTATTCAAACATGTACCAGCCAGATTAAAGAATAGAAAACATAATACAGGTGTCTACTTTCACAAAGTACCTAGTAATCCATTCACCAGTGTGTGTACAGTTGAACACAGCGAAGCAGACAACATGGGCTTTTTCAAGTTGGATCTGCTGAATCTCAGCATCTATAAAGATGTTGTAGATGACAAACATTTAACACAACTAATGGAAAGGGAACCACTATGGGAACTTCTGGAGCACAAAGACTTCGTAGATCAGCTTTTTCATCTAAGCGGGCACGACAGTCTATTGAAGCAATTGAAACCGTCCTCGGTAGAACAATTAGCGGCAACACTGGCAGTGATCAGACCAGCAAAACGTCACCTACAAGACAAAGGGTGGCCAACGATAATGAAAGAGGTTTGGAAAAAACCCGTAAACGATAATAAAGCATACTACTTCAAAAAAGCACACGCAGTGAGCTATGCAATGGTTGTAGTAGTACACATGAATTTATTGTGTGAGCAATTAGGACAGTAATATGGATAAAGATAGATTTGTACAAGAAATAAATGATGTCGGATTTACAGTACATCAAGATGCATTTGACAAAGACTCAATTGAAGAAATCAACCAATGGGCCTCAGAGTTCAATCCGGAACGAGGTCACACCAAAGCATTGAAATGGTGGGGTTGGCAACAACTAGAAGAAAAATTAGAAAAAGGTGAGAACATCAAAGACATTGATTGGGCTTACTATTGGACAGATGAGCCAAGAGGCAATCATTATATTGATAACATTATCAAACCCAAACTAGGCGAGTGTGCAGATGCCGCCTTTGGTGAAAACAATTGGGAATGGTACATGTGTGATTTTATTTGTTTGTACCCAGGTATGAACTTTGTTCGTCCACACATTGATACACCCTATAGATTCAAAGAATTCAAATACACTGAAGGATTGTTGGGATTGCAGTTTATGGTAATGTTGTGTGACTTTACACCAGACAATGGTGCTACAGGATATGTTCCTGGTACACACAAGTATATCTATGACTATTATCAAAACATGTATGCTGATCAAAGTCATTTTGATATATTTTTCAGTGACAACTACAAGCAACACCTAGCACCAGCCGGCAGTTTTGTCTGCTGGCATCCACGAGTCATGCACAGTAGTATGCCAAATCATAGCGACTCAATTAGACGTGGGTTGCTGTTACATGCCGCAGAAAAAACTACTGCAAGACGTTTGCGAATTATTGATCCTCAAAAGAATCAGACTCTACGCACCAGCTGAATGTTTCTGCGTTTGACACGTTTTTGATTTAGATTATTGAGGCTAATAACTGGCCCGTGTACCACGTTGAAGTCTTTTACACTCATGGTAATCAAACAGTGTTTGAATTCGTCAAATGCAGTTCTAAAAATAATGTTGATAGGTATCATACGATTAGTACCCCACCACCATTCTTCTCCCAAGTCTAAGAATTTTTGTTTTTGTTCTGTTGTTTTGATACTGTCGAAGTTATACATGCTAGCCAAACTGTTGTCAACATTTTGTACAATGCCAACATATTCGTTGCCGCCATAACTTACGAGAGTCAAAAAAGGAAAATCATCTAACAATTTTTGATATTTCTTAGCTATTGTATTCATTACAAAGATACTTATGCAACTAAATACTAGTGGAGATTTAGAAATGTATCAAGCAACTGTATATCAATATAATCAACAAGGCGAAGTACTTGTGCCAACTCGCAGAGGCACAACTTATTACGGTCCTGATAATCACAAACCACTTTGTGCGTATAGAGGTCTAAATGTAGACTTTGACTTTTTTCTAAAGAATACTGATCGTAAACCACAGCCGTTGCACAATAAAACTTACACTGCAACTATTATTGATAGACAAAATAAAAAAACAGCAATTACTAAATCACTTATTCCTGAAGATTATCAGCAGGGCAAAATGGTACTCAAACTGGATCACGAAGAAACATTCACTCTCACAAAGAAATTGTACGACTTAGTAATAACTTACAAAGAAGCAGGAGTAGTTGGTAGTTACGGTGGTAGTAGTGATCAGAACAATAGAATTACATTTGTGTTAGAAGTAAAAGACGGAGCACTACCAGAAGGGACAGATAGCATTACAGTTAGCACATTCCAAACCAGCGGTGATGATCGCATTGGTGGAAGAATGGAAGGAACTGCACAAACTGACAGCAGAACTGGATTGCAAACGGCAGTAGTTTACACAACAAATTACACAGGTGTATACAAGTTTCAAGCAAGTCTAAGTTTACAACCTCTTACAAGTGACTGGTTTGACGTACCCAGCCAAAGCTACACAGTGAGCGCACAAACAGGCTTGAGGTTTTACACTTTTTACGGAATGTATCAGTATGTAAGATTGGTACACACACCAGACGTTACCAACGTCGGAACTCTTGACAAAGTTGTATATAGAAGCTAATATCAACATATGATAGTATTGGATTTTATTCGCAAGCACATGCCTTATGGCTGGAAGCAAACTCCTAGTGGTTGGACACATGGTAATTGTCCAATGTGTACACAAAATGGAGAGAGCAGACCAGACACAAAAGGCAGAGGTGGATTCTTGTTTGAAGAAGGCAAGTTTCGTTACAATTGTTTCAATTGTGGCTTTGCTACTGGCTGGAGCGATGATAGACGCATTGGTGGCAGACTGAGCAAATTACTCAAAGTAATGGGTGCTGATGAAAGCGATATCCAACGTGTAAACTTGGAGTTGCTCAAAGAACAAGATGCTAGAGATATCAGCAAACACTACTTGCCAGAAGAAGAAACTAAAAAGACAGTTATCAAATGGCAAAGCATGGAGTTGCCACCTCGCAGTCATCCAATTGGCAACTATCCAATAGATCAACTGGACAAAAAAGAACTGGACAAACTAGCACTGGCTTGTACATATCTAATGAAACGTGGACTAGACTTTCACGAAAACTGGCATTGGAGTCCACACATGCACTTTGCCAACAGAGTAATACTGCCATTTGTGTACAAAGGCGAAACAGTGGGCTACACTGCACGTTGGGTGCCAGAACACAGACCAGAAGCAATGCCCAAGTACTATTTGCAAAGTCCAAGTCATTTTGTATTCAACTTGGATGCACAAAAAACACACGACAAAGTTATTGTAACAGAAGGACAGTTTGATGCACTGCTCACTGGCGGAGTTGCACTGGCTGGTAATACGCCAAGCGCAACACAGTGCAGTATAATCGAAGACTTGGGCAAAGACATTATACTGTGTCCTGACTTTGATGTTGCAGGCAGAGATACAATAAACACAGCAATCAAACGTGGCTGGAGTGTTGCGTTTCCTGAATGGGACGACAACATAAAAGATGTGGGCGAAGCAGTTGAACACTATGGTAGATTGTTTACAGTGAGGAGTATATTGGAGAATGTTGAGACATCGAGCACCAAGATCAAGATCCTTTCCAAGTCACGGTGTAAATAGTATGTTTTATGCAGAACGCAAACAAAAGGTATTTTGGAACAAAAAGTTTGCTTGGATACCTGTTAGGGTATCCGCAAATCGTTGGGTGTTGTGGACAGATTTCTGGCAAAAAGAAACACGCAGTTATCTAAACAACAATCTTGACAGTATGTTTATACAGTGTTATAGTAAAGAAGACTATATAACTATGAAATTGACGGGACAAATATGAGCGAAGACTACAGCGCAGATTTACAAAAACTGTACTTGGAGTTCTTGTTGGCAGACAAGGACTTGTTTGTGCGTTGTAATGCTATTCTGAAAAGCAGTTACTTTGATAGACAATACAGAGACACAGTAGATTTTATACAAAAGCATGCAGAAGAATATCAAGATGTTCCCATGCTGGATCAAGTACGTGCAGTCAATGGCGTTGAAGTACAAGATGTAAGTGACAGACTAAGCACAGAACACAAAAACTGGTTTATGGATAACTTTGAACAGTTCTGTAGACACAAAGCACTGGAGGCGGCAATACTTGCAAGTGCTGACAAACTTGAACGCAAAGAGTATGGCACAGTTGAAGGCATTATCAAAGAAGCAACTGAGATTGGACTTGCCAAAGACTTTGGTACAAACTATTGGGATGATCCCGCAGGACGTATACAAAGCATCAAAGACAACAGAGGTCAAAACAGCACAGGCTGGGAGACATTTGACAGAGTGTTGTATGGAGGATTCAATCCAGGTGAACTAAACATTTTTGCAGGTGGCAGTGGTAGTGGTAAAAGTTTGTTCATGCAGAACATGGCACTGAACTGGGCACTGCAAGGCAAGAACGTTGTGTACATCAGTTTGGAACTTAGTGAAGAACTGTGTTGTATGAGATTGGATGCCATGCTAACAGGCATGGGTACAAAAGACGTAATGAAAAACAGCAGTGATGTTGAACTACGTGTAAAGATGGCAAGTAAGAAAGCAGGACGTCTACAGGTTGTGCAAATGAAAAATGGTAGCACAGTCAATGACGTCAAAGCATATTTGCGTGAATATCAGATACAACACAACTTGCATGTTGATGCACTGTTGGTAGATTACTTGGACTTGATGATGCCAGTAACAGTAAAAGTAAATCCAAGTGATCAATTTATCAAAGACAAATTTGTAAGTGAAGAATTGCGTAACCTAGCAACTGAGCTGGGCATACTGTTTGTTACTGCTTCGCAGTTGAACAGAAGTGCAGTTGATGAAATAGAATTTGACCACAGCCATATTGCAGGCGGTATTAGTAAGATCAATACAGCAGATAACTTGATTGGTATCTTCAGCAGTAGAGCTATGCGTGAACGTGGCAGGGTACAAATACAGTTTATGAAAACACGTAGTAGCAGTGGTGTTGGCAGTAAACTGGATCTCAAGTTCAACATGGACAGTTTGAAAATTGAAGATTTGGACGAGGATGAACAACAAGATGATGGCGGGGTAACCAGCATCTATCAAAAACTAAAAACAAAAAGCAGTGTAGCACCCGCAGGTGAGAACGTTGCTGAAAATAATATGGATGCGGATCCACAAGTAGATGCAACAGATCGACTTAAAAGTCTGTTGAGAAAGAGCGAGTAGTGATTAGGTTAGCAACAAATGAAGAACTTGTACACATTGAAAACGACCCAGTTAGACCACACATCAAAAAAGAATGGCGCACACGTAGCGGTAGAGAAGTTTATGTTTTGGAGCGTGATGGAGAAATTGCGGCGTGTATCTGTGTAGCATACATGGACGAAGTACCACAAAGTGAAAGAGATATGAAATGGGTAGGAATGAACACGGCAGTATTCTATACTGTGTGGAGTTATCAAAAGGGAGCAGGTAGAGAAATTGTAAACGGAGTAGCGGAAAGAATCAAAAGTCAGAGACCATGGGTAAAACGTTTTGTTACACTCAGCCCACTAACAGACATGGCACGTAATTTTCATATCAATAATGGTGCTAAGTTTATTGGAAAGCATCATGATTGTCAAAACTTTGAATATGAAGTATGCTGAAGCAAAGGTGCTGTGTACCTTATCTCTATCTATATACGATTCTGAACTACAAGCGAAAATAAAAAGTTGAGTCATTAATATGAGCCTAAAGTGAGCCTGTGTTTTGCTTGCATGCCATTGATGATTTTGCTCTTATTGTAAATGGATCCTATGTTGAGAATCAAGTCCTCTGCAAATGCCATAAGTGCTAGTCACCAATGCTTCAGCAACAATATTTACTAAATACTACTAAGATGAAGCGGAAAACGAGATCATTATTGGAAGAAATAAATGCTATGTCACCCAAGCGTGATAAAAAGCATATTGTTGAGTCCAATGCGCAACAAGTTATAGTTACAGCCATCAATTTGATCAACTTGATCAATGAAAGTTTTGATGTAGAAACAGCGGCTGATCTAAACAAGCGATTGATCAACAGCATACGAACTAAAGACCCGCGGAAATTTCAAAGAGGAATTAGTAAAGTTGAAAATAGCAGATATACTAGGCGGGACACATAAGCGTAGAAAACGACGTGGTAGCCGTATAAAAAGAATAAGAGGTCGTAGTTTGTTCAAGGAAGGTGGAAACATTTTCCCTGATACCATTAGTTTTGACCACAAGATGATCCCAGGAATAATGAAATCTATCAACGGTGTGTTAGCAAAAGCCAATGCACAAGCGATACCAATTGGAAGCGGTGCAACACCTACTCCGGGTAAAGTAAGTGGTGACTTGGATATGATTGTTGATCAGGATCAACTAGCTCAGCACTTTGATCAAACAGACCCAAAAGTTATCCGTAAAAAATTAAGACAATTATTTGATTTGGCAGGACTTGAGACAGGTCAGAGTGGAGTAAGTGTACATGTAAAAGTCCCAATGGACGACCATGCTCATCAGGTTGATATTATGGTCGTCCCCAATGCCGAACGTGCTAGCAAGTTTCACACACACAGCATACCGCAAGGTAGTAAGTTCAAAGGTGTGAACAAGATGATAGCACTAGCTTGGTTAGCAAAACAAAAGAACATGTTGTTCTCACCCTATCAAGGATTGTTCAGCAGAGACCAAGCCGGCAAAAAGGATAAGTTTATCACACAAGATATAGACGAAGTAGCTCGCAGTTTGTTAGGCCCTAATGCCTCAGGAAAAGATATAGGCAGTGTTGAAGCCATTATGGCGGCATTGGGTAAAGAAGCAGGTGATGCAATGCTTGCAGATCTTCGTAGCGATCCTAATTGGAAAGAACTAGACTAATGAGAGCTCGTCAATTTTTAGCAGAATGGGTATGTGGCAAGTGTAACTGCGAACCCTGTACTTGTGAAAAACTCACAGAGGCGGCTAATGTTGGCAGAGAGTATCAGCATCTAGAAGATTTAGTGTTTGTAGATGGTAGTGCAGGCGCACTCAAAGCCGCAACTATCCTAACAAGACTAGGTCAAGACACAGGAGACGTTAGTATCAAATGGGATGGCAACCCTACAATATTTTGGGGTCGTGAACCAGACGGTACTTTTGTGATGACAGGTAAGAATGGTTGGGGAAAGAACAAATCAACCAGCAGTGGTGCGCTAGCAGATTTTATTATGAACACCGGTAAAGGTGAAGATTGGCGTAAAGATTTTGCTAGCGACATGGCAGGTGTGTTTGAGGTGTTAGAGAGAAACACTCCTGCTGATATGAGAGGCTATGTGTATGGAGATTTATTGTACACACCTCGCAAGCCTATTCAGCGTTCAAATGAAGGGCTACAGTTTACACCAAACAAAGTTACGTATACAGTTGACCCCAACAGTTATTTGGGTAAACGCATGGCTAACAGTAGTGTTGGTGTTGTGGTTCACACATATCATGATGCATTTGGAGATAAAGCAGGCACACCAATAAAAGATACAGACAGCATCAACAGCAATGACGTTGTTGTGCTAGGACAAACATATGTTACGCACACACCTAAAGTAGACACAAGTGCAGTTGAAAAAATTGTAACCAATGCAAGAGCAAATGCCAGTGCTATTGACGCTTGGCTTGCTCCAGAAAAAGGATTGAGCAACAAAGCAGGCATACTGTACACATATGTAAACCAAATGGTCAAACAAGGTAGACTAGACCAATTGCGCAGTGGATTCAACAACTGGCTAAAAACTAGTAAAGTTAGCAAAGGACAACAAGCAAAACTCATGGCAATGGACAGCAAGGGTTTTGATGCTATAATGGATCTTGTTGTGCAAATACAAAATGTAAAGAACAACATCATTGACCAATTAGATGGTGCTGGTGCTGATGTAACAGCAAGCACAGAAGGTCAAAGCGGCGGCGAAGGATATGTTGCTACCAGAGATAAAATCAAACTAGTGCCAAGGCACAGATGGCGTCCTAATTTGTAAGGTAAATACTAATATGAGCAACTATGAGAAACAATATACACTACGTCAGTGGTCAGAAATACAAGGTGGACACGAAATGACTGAAACACCAGAACCAAAATTTGGCTTCCTCAGCGAGCTCAATGAAAGTCCTATGTTCAGAACTAAACAAAGAGTGCAAGGAACAAATGCCAGAGAAATGGGCGACTTTGCAATGATGAACATGCTGGCACTTTGGATACTGTATCAAAACTATGATACAAGAGCAATTGCACAAAACTATGCGGCACGTACCATGCAGTATGGTAACTTCAACACATATAGACAAAGTGGCACTGATCTATACGTTGCGCTAAACGCAATCAAAAATGGTACAGCTGGCACAACACAAAACGATAGAATTCAAAACAATCACTACAAAGTAAATGATATGCAAGTGAGAAACTATCTAAGAGCTATTGCACAAGGACAACCAATATCCAATGCACGTAGCTTCTTGATGAGATTGGAACGTGGACTAGATATTAGCAACAGTAACTATAGAGCTATTCGCAGACTCAGTCAAGATTGGGATAGAATCAACAAAATGCAAAAGCAATTGGTAGTCACAAGAATGCTACAGTACTATAGAACAAAAGCACTGAAAAGTGAATTGTACAGTCACTTTAGAGATATGGCACGTAGTCAAAAACTTGAGATTAGAAATGCACATAATGCAGAAGTACCAAAGATGCGTGGAGTCGACAGTATTAGAAAAGCGGCAGTGGGAGCCGCGGCTGGACTAGCAGGTGGATTTGCCGCTGGTTATGCAATAGGTAAAGCAACAGACCGTGGTAGTAATAGAAGAAGATATGCTACAGGTGACCTCGGCGGCTTGAAATAATGCATCACTATAGAGCATTTACTTTAGTAGATATTACACAAACAAACAGCAGATTTCCAAAAGACAAGTTGTTGTTCAATCAACAACAAAATCTCAACACATTGATTCAAAGCATTGGGCTACGCAGTCAGCCCTTGGAAACACAATGTTACTGTTTAATGACACAAGATATAGTTGAATATGGCTTTGGAAAACGCTATAAAGGACTACATACAGTATGGATTTTAGATTTTAGTATAGAGCATAGCAATGTTTTTGCTAATAACACAAATGAACTGGGTCATTTGCTAAATGACTGTAATGGAGTTCCAATATATGTAGGACTTGAGGAAACTGCTGAGTCTCCCACCAAAACATTTGAAACTATAAATGAAGATTTGATTAACTTGTATTTTATGAGAAACCGCGATATCTAATAAATATTATTGTAACGGCACAACACTATTGGCACAAACTAAGGCAAACATAAATTGAGGCACCCTATACGAACTATGTCACTAGAAGTGATAGGAAAGCTGAACTATGTCAACCTCGACAACAACAAATTTAGAGCGCACGAACTTGGAGGCGCACGTAGATCTTTGTGCAGAAAGGTACAAGGGATTGGAAACACGTCTGGATAACGTCGAGAAGGCAGTTAAGGATCTCCACACAGAGATGCGAGCCATGCACGACGAAAATGTCAAAAATCATCAGTCTAGTAACAGAATACTACTAGGTTCTGCCGCCACTGTGGTTGCAGGCATACTATCAACTATTATCGTTTTGTTGATGAATTAAACTTCCGTATAAATACACATATGAACTTACAAGAACTACATAGCGACAATGTGGTAGAAGCACAATTAGTCTGGGCTCGCAAAGGCAAAAGTCTTACGAGAAAGTTTCGTTGCCTTGTTGGTAGACGTGCAGGTAGAGTTGTAAGTAATCCTAGTCAATGTAGCGCACCAGTTGACATCAAAAAACGTATGGTGTTGCAACGTACAAAAAATAGACTAGGCAGTAAACTAACACGCAAAGCAGGACGTACTAAAAAGTTCAATCCTGCAAGTAAAATGCTAAAATCTTTGAACAAACCGAGGAAAAGAAGATGAAAATAATGGACATTCTCCCTGACAAGTATACTAAAAAAGGTACATGGGAAAAAGACGGAGTACTGATGTGTAGCAAAGATTGTTGCGGCGCACCTGTAAGTGAATGTTCTTGCGGTTCAGATTGTAAGCATTGTAATTGTTATGAACTAAAAAAAGTTGACGAACGTTATGGCATGAGACAAGGTGTTGCACAAGGCAGAACAGGTGCTGACACAGTGAAGAACATGAACAAACGACTCAACAATAAAAATAGAGACTTGGGTAGAGAACAACAAATAGCTCAATCAGCAAGTCAAAGAAGAATTAATAGACTGCAACGTAAAATTGCTACAGGTATTCCACAAAGACTTATCAATCCACAACAAGCGGCGGGGAATGAAACATGAGAGCAATAGTTACCAAAGGCGGCATTTATAATTGGATAAACACTAGAGAGAACAAATTCATTGAAGAAAACTTTTCAGACAATGAATTGTTAGAAGCAAACAACCTTACTGAGAGAGAACGCTATATTGCACAGGAGTTAGTGGGCAGAGGTGTACTAGATAAAACTGTAGAAGGTAAAAATATACAGTACAAACTAAACGTCAACAACATGGTGAGATAATATGGAAATTGTAGATATCATCAACAAACTCAAAGCAATCGATTCAACGGCTAAACGTGTAGCTGAAAAAGCTGAACACGATGTTGAATTACAAATGGCACTTACACAAAAAGTAACTGAAAACAGTATCAGTGTAGGAGATTACACAATTGATATTGCCAAAGCAAATTTTGCTGGAACACGCAAACAGTTTTATACTGTTCTGGAATGCGGTGAAGTTGTTGAAAAAGATTTAGGACTATTTGAATCAGCATTGGGTATTGTAAAAAGCCTTATGTTAGGCAAGTATAACAGAGTAAATGCACTTAGTACACTTGACACAGAGTATACAAACAGTTTGTACGAAGTATACATGCATAAAAATAGGGCTCAAAACGGTATAAACGAAGATGTGGCATTAGCCAAGCTGAGCAGAGCACAAGAAAAGCTCGATGATGCAAAATCTAAAATTATGAAAAGACTATAAATACAATATAATAGAACGGGAATGTAACAATGTATTTGAATGATTTAACATCTGCACAGCATAATGTAGACAAGTTGAACAAGATTCTCGCTGATACTTTCAATCATGAGGTTGACTTATCAGAGATGACTACTGATTCACTTGGACGTATGCTTGTTGCAACAGAAAACAAGATGATGGCTATCAAAGAAAGCGATCTCAAGTACTGGGAAAATCCGCAGTACAACAAACTTGGACTTATCCAACACCAACTAAAAACATATATCAACGAAGTTGCTCCAACACGCACTGATGGCAAAAAGATGAAAGCCAAAAGCGAAAGTGTTGTAATGGAAGACGATCTAGAGCAAGCGGAAGTTATGCTTGCCGCTCAAGAGCTGGTTGATGAACTACAAAAAATGGTAGAAGATATTGCAGAAATGCAAGTACAAAAACTAATGCCAATCGTAGATGCTATGAAAGAGCAAGTAGGTTTTGAACAAGCAGAAGCATATAATAATGCAGTTGATTCAGCACTCGGTGGATTACTAGATCAAAGTAAATCAGCAAAAGACGCTGTTGAAAACGCTACATTATCTGCTAGAGGAGAAGCACCTGCACAGCCTGCTCCAACAGACATGGCAATGGACGCTCCTGCAGATCCAGAAGCAGACATGGCAGTTGACACAGACATGGGCGATGATTTTGATGCAGATGATGCCGCGGCAGGTGATGAAAATCCAATCGGAAGAGAACTAAAAGGTGAAAGCGCAATTGCAGACCTAGAGGGGAGAGCTTTATCCGAAAAAAAGTTTCTAGAGAGTAAGGACAAGCTCTTTAAAATGGTCGAGAGTGGCAAAATGACACAAGAACATTTTATCAATATCATTAGCCAATTGGATGAGAAAGATCCGTACATGGGTCAAGACTACCAAAAGTTTTATAAGAACCAAAGTCCAAAAATCAACCAGATGAAGACTTTGCCTAACACACCACCACCCAGTGTAGGTTTTGATAGAGTACCTCCACGTGCGGCGCCTGATATGCCTGCTATGGACAATCCACCAATGGGCGATCCTTTGAAAGGTGGACCACCACCAACAGGACCAGGCGGTGATCAAGCATTACCTAAGCCAAAGCCACCAAGACCAAGCGCACCACCTTTGGCTATTGATCCTAGGAAAACACCAAATGCAGGACCAGATCCTAGAATTCGTCCAGGTGACAGAGGCTTTACGCCAGGTGAGCAAGAGCCAGAGGATAGACTCAAAAAAGATAGAGGCTTTACTCCGGGTGTACAAGAACCTGAAGATAGACTCAAAAAAGATAGAGG